ACTGAACGCGGGATCGGTGGATTTGGGAGTACGGGGAAATGAGTGTGAATGATGGTGGGCCAGCGTTTCCGTATGTAAACCCAAACTACGATAGTAATTGGGACAGCAGGCCGCAGATCGGTGGCATGACGTTGCGTGATTGGTTTGCGGGTCAAGCTATGAATAAGGGTATTATTAATGGAGATTGGGATAGTTCTATCGAGTGGCGGGCGGTATGTGCATATCAGGTAGCCGACGCCATGCTAGCCGCGCGAGGTGGTAAGTGAACTACTACCAGCAATTTATCGCACTCAGCCGTTATGCACGATGGCTACCTGATCAAAATCGCCGCGAAACATGGCCTGAAACTGTTGATCGGTTTATTGATAATATCGTTAAGCCCAAGGCGGCTGATATTGCGGATGAACTACGCCAAGCCATTCTAAATCTTGAAATCATGCCGTCTATGCGGGCGCTCATGACGGCTGGCCCAGCCGCAGAACGTGACAACACTTGCATCTATAACTGTAGCTATTTGCCAGTCGATGATCCAAAGTCGTTTGATGAGGCGATGTTTATTTTGCTTTGCGGAACTGGTGTAGGTTTTTCTGTTGAACGGCAATACGTCCAGAAACTGCCAGAAGTTCCAGAACTTCTATTCGATAGCGAAACCATTGTGATGGTTAAGGATAGCAAGGAGGGTTGGGCTAAGTCCTATCGGCAGGTTCTAAGCCTGCTGTGGGCTGGGGAAATTCCTAAATGGGACGTATCCAAGGTTCGTCCTGCTGGCGCTAAACTACATACGTTTGGCGGTCGCGCGTCTGGGCCTGATCCATTGGTTGATTTGTTTAAGTTTACCATTGCCACATTCAAGAAAGCTACAGGCCGCAAGCTAACGTCGATTGAATGCCATGATCTGATGTGTAAGATTGGTGAAGTTGTAGTTGTTGGTGGTGTGCGCCGTTCTGCGATGATTAGCCTTAGCAACTTGTCCGATGATCGTATGCGCCATGCTAAATCAGGGCAATGGTGGATTGGTGATGGGCATCGGGCGTTGTCTAACAATTCTGTTTCGTATACTGAGAAGCCTGACGGTGAAAGCTTCATGCGTGAGTGGCTTGCACTTATGGAAAGTAAGTCGGGTGAACGCGGCATCTTCAATCGGCAGGCTAGCAAGAAACAGGCTGCAAAGAATGGCCGCAGGAATACGGCTTATGAGTTCGGGACCAATCCTTGTAGTGAGATTATCCTGCGCCCGTATCAATTTTGCAACCTGTCAGAGCCAGTGGTGCGCGCTAATGATACTTTCGAAACCCTTGCGCGCAAAGTCAGACTGGCGACAATTCTAGGCACTATTCAGTCGACTTACACGCACTTTCCATATCTGCGTAAGATTTGGCGTGAGAATACCGAAGCCGAGCGGCTGCTTGGTGTTAGCATGACTGGAATTATGGACGGAGTTATTACGTCTAAGCCTGATCCCGAAATGCTGAAACAGTTGAAACAGACTGCCATTGATACTAACGCGGAATGGTCTGCTAAATTGGGCATTGAACCTAGCGCGGCGATTACCTGCGTTAAGCCTAGCGGCACTGTAAGCCAGCTTGTAGACAGCGCCAGCGGTATTCATGCGCGGCATAGTGAATATTATATCCGCACTGTTCGCGGCGATAATAAAGACCCGCTTACGCAGTTTATGATTGCCCAAGGCATTCCAAATGAGCCTTGCGTTCAAAAGCCCGGAACTACTACTGTGTTTAGCTTTCCGCAGAAAGCCCCATCCGATGCAGTAACGCGCAACGATATGACTGCCATTGAACAGCTCGAACTATGGCTGGTGTATCAGCGCGAATGGTGCGAGCATAAGCCAAGCGTAACTATCACTGTCCGCGATAACGAGTGGATGGATGTTGGCGCTTGGGTGTATCGGCACTTTGATGAGGTAAGTGGCATTAGCTTTCTGCCGCACTCTGACCATAGTTATAAGCAGGCACCATATCAGGAATGTGGCAAGTCTGACTATGATCTCATGGTTGAAATGATGCCGACTGATATTGATTGGTCTGGACTTAGTGAGTTTGAGAAAGACGATACGACTAAGGGCAGTCAGACAATGGCCTGTAGTTCCGGCGTTTGCGAGTTGGTTGACGTTTAACTGCGATTATAGCTTGACACCACCACGAGCCTGCCTTAGAAATAGGGCAGGCTTTGTTTATGGAGATACGGATATGATCACCACCCTAACTCTACACCACGAATACGGAGCAGGCTGGATTGCCACACTTGCAAACGGAGATGAATGCTATGTGCCCGCAACGCATTTGACGCATCGACCCGGAACTGAATTTACCGTAGTAGCAACGCCAAACCGCCGCGATTATCCGCAATGGTTTGCCGTGCGGGTGCGATCACTGGCAACGGTTAAGCCGGAAGATGTGGTTGCGCCTGTTGGTATTCATCACGGATATTCAGACGCGTATGAGATGGCTTATGCGGCTGGATTGTGCGATAAACTAACTGCATATTCGCGCGGGAAAGCTGTTGACAACGGGAATAGCGTTTGGTATGTGTCTAGCATTGAAAACGTATATGTAGAGGAGTATGATAAGTGACTGATTTATCGCCGGAAGCAGTGGCGCAGATGGTGGCGCGGCTGCTGACCGAAGCAAACGGTATGCGTCTATCAGTTAATGGCGAACACGATGGAAAGACATTTCATTACGCCAACTGGCTAGACAAGCCACGGCGCGTTGTTCTCGACGGATGCCGCCATATGGAAAATTCCGCCGACATGATCACCACCCTCGCCGCCGAGAACGCCACGCTGCGGGCGGATGCGGCTAAGGCGCTGCAATGGGCCAAAGAGCAGCACGCTTGCGCCGATGAATATGCGGCAGAGTTAGTTACGCTGCGGGAATCCGAAGCCGCCGCGAGGGAGCGGGTGACGGTGCTGACGGATGCATTGGTGCAACTGCGCGATTTGATGTGTGAGGCCATTGAAGACGATGACGGAAATTCAGGGTGTGGGCAATGCGCTAACGACTGCACAGGTTGCATTGCGCACGCCGCTCTCACCCCCACAGCCGACAAGGAGTAGATGATGAGCGTTTACGGAGAATGGTGCCCGAAATGTGCCGCTGAGATTGTCAGCGTAACTCGCGGCATACCGTCAATGGGAACGTGCAAGAATGGGCATACGACAGACCGCCGCGATACGCTGCGGCGTGAACCCGTCCCAGTTGCCGACCTGTCCCAAGCGGCTGTCGCGGCGGCGTTGGAGGCGGCGGCGGTTAAGGCGTCACTTACATTTGAACGCGAATATGCCAGCCGTGAAGAACTGCGCGCACAAGACATTATCGTTGATCGCATCCGCGCGCTTATCACCTCCGCCCAACACGACGCCCTAGCCGCACACGTCACAGCGGCGCGGGCGGAGTGGGTCGGTAGCCACTGCAAAGAATTGACCGCCGCTGATCGCGCCTACATCACTGCGCATCTTTCCTATGAGTTGGAACCTGTGGGCAAACCGCCGACATGGAACCAGCTTGCGATGGAAGTCGTGCGGCTTTCCAACGCCCTCGCCCAGATCGGAGCCAAGCCATGACCACCACACGCAGCCACTGGGCATCCTTGGCTCTTGCCGCTCTTGCAGCTCATGATGCACAGCCGCATCACGAATGGGGCAGGCCGCGCGGGCTTGGACCCAAGAAAGCCACCAAGGATCGCAGCAAGATCAAAGCTGCCCGCAAACAGAACCGGAGCCGCAAATGACCACCACACGCGAAGCCGCGCTGGAAGCAGCGTTGCAGGCTGCACAGGCCCATATCCGCAGTGGATCAGACCACGACTACCCCTTGCTAGACGATATCGACGCCGCCCTCTCCACGCCCGCCACTGAGCCGCAGGGGTATGTGGAGGGTTACTGCAAGGGCATTGATGATGCCGTGCGGCGCTATGACGTGATGTCAGGCCCGGATACATGGGACTGCTACTTCATGGCAAAGAAGTCCATGCTGGCCTTGAAAGATTTCGCCGCCCGCCCCGCTCCACAGCCCGCAGCGGATACGCGGGTGGTGGATCGGCATGACTTAGTCGAGTGGGCAAACGTGATGGCTGATAATGGTCAAAACGTTATCGCCAACGATATCCGCGCCATCATCGGCACCGCCACCCCCGCACCGAGCGACAAGATCGCAGAGGCAGCGCAGGTGCTGTTGGGTGCACTTGGTGATTATGAATGCAACCGCAGTCATCCAGTATTTGAAGCGGCGATGATCGGACAGCGTGATAGCAACAAGCCTGCGCCGTTCAATCAGATCGGGGATGGCCTAATCGCCGCCCTACGCGCCATCGCAGCACAGGGGGAGACGCCATGACCCCAGAGATGATGAAAGCTTTGCGCGCCGATCAAGCCAAACTTGAGGCTATCACGGGCGAAGAACACCCGCTGGAATTTCTGAGCGAACCGCCGTGGGATTGCCCCGGATGCGCGGGCGGCGACAAGTGGCCGATCACCGAAAGCGTTTGGCTATGCCCAGCTTGCGACACCGAATATCACGACAATGGAGACGAGGAATGACCGACACCCCCCACCTACACGCCATAGCCATGACCCCCGACAAAGACATGAGCGCGCGGCTGGCTGAACTGGCTGAAGCGCGCAGATTGATTGGCAGACTGTTGACGGTTGCGCGCGACAATGGCGATTTCATTGGCCGCTCAGAATTGCTGTCGTGGGGTGCTGAGGT